TGTAATACCTTACCTGCGTTTGCTGGAACTGTGAAGTTCTTCACAAGTCCTGGCATTATCGCTGTTTCTGATGCAACGAACATCGCCTCTTGGACGATGGGTGATATAAGATCATTCAATGATCCTGTGTCTGATTCATTAGCCATTTTGCTAATCTCCTTTTTTATTGTTAGTTAAAAAAAGATCTAGAACTTAAGTTTTTTCCTATGTTCTGCGTAGATCTTTCTGTGTTCTGGATTGTTCATATCCAGTTTAGCGACATCAACATTACTTGGAAGATCAACTTTGGTGTTTGACGTACTGCCAGCACCTGCTGGTCCTGCCTGTACGAAATGTGGATTTGATTTTAGAAATTCTGAAACTAATCCATCTACAGACAAGGCTTCACCTGTGTCAGCGTATCTTGTTTGTCCTGTTTTACTGTCAATGACCTCTACTGCACCAGTGTCCAACATTTTAACCTGATCTCTCACAAGTCTAACGACTTGTTCAGGGTTGATCGCTTTTTTAGTGGATGCCGCATTTAACAATGAGCCTTCCACCTTGATCTTATGTAGTTCACCAGTAAGTTGATCAATTCTTGCACTAGACTTCTCAGCCTGTTGCTGTAAAACTTTTTCAAACTCACCTTTCCTTTTTGCTTCAGCCATTTGGGCCTGTTCTTCTTTAGCAATTAGGTCTTGATACTTTCCAACATCTACACCTTCAAAACGTTTGTATACTTTTGCTTCTTCCGTTTTTCTAATCTTGGAAGCAATCGCATCAACCTGTTCCTGGGTATAGGTTTTAGGTTCTGTTGATACCTCTGCCTGAGTTGGATTTTTTGTGACTTCTTGTTGAACCTCAGTAGTCTCAACAGTAGTGTCAGTCAATGATGCTTCTTGTGTCATCGTCACTTTCTCCTTTTTTGTTTAGGTCTGATTTGACCTCGTTGTAAATGTATTTACCGTCCGTACGACCGTCTTTGTACAGAAAGGGGTTGATTGGTTCCTTGCCCTTGTTCTGTGATGGTGCGTACAGTGATAAAAGATCAAGACCCAATGCGTGTGCCACAGTCTTGATATTAATAAGAGCCTTCCTTGCCCTAGTGGCAAACCTCATTGAAGGGTTCTTCATTAATTTCTCGTGATTGGAGAAATACTCCAAACATAATTTTTTGAATTGTTCGTGCCTGGCTGATTCTACAGGCGTTCTGTATAATCTTCTTTTCATCTATGGTGTGTATGAAGGATCAAGAAAGATAGCCATAAGCATCAACAAGGTCATGAGTATTACTGTGAATCTGTAATCCATATTGATCTACCTCCATGCTTTTAAACTCCAGTAGGCAGGCGACAAAGTTTTCTGTCCTTTTACCGCTCGCAATATTGGTGTGAATCTAGCAATGAAACTGGCCTTTCTAGCAGGTATGTTCTTTTTGATTCTCATACCTGGTTGTCCAAATCTTACAACATTGACTTTGCCTGTCTTTCTGTTCTTGACATAGACAGCACTTTTCTTTGACCCACCTGGTGTTCTGAAAGGTTTGTTTAGTGTCACTGTTCTATTTTTGTACTTTGCCATTATTGTACTCCTTGTTCTGCAACATATCTAGTGTCACCCTGTTTCCATCTTCTGTATGCAACTGTGTTCAGACGCATATCTGCTTTGCTGACAATTAGTTTTGCTTGTTTATCCATGCTTTTTTTGTCCGTTGTCTAGCATTATTTAATGTCTCCAAATCCTGCTGTATTAGAACAGGCAGTGGTGTTGAATGTTTTTTATAGTATGGATGTGAATACAGCCACTCTTCGTTTTGTCTTGCTATGTTCAATCTGTAGTGTATTTTGCAGAGTGTCTTAGGACTGGCGTTAGGATGTATCCACATCCTGGCAACATAATCACCTAATGGTTTTATCTTGTGTTCGCCACGCCAACGACACATATCTATCTTTTGTTTCTGCCAATAAGACTTGCTCCACGGACACACTGACACTATGCTGGCGAAATACTCTGTCCAATTAACCTCTTCTTTTTTTGCCACCACGTCTGCCACCTTTTTTTCCAGACATAGGCTTTTTATTTCTTCTAGCCATTAGTTTCTCCTTTATAGTTTCCCACCAACAAACCCAGTGCTTCAAACAGCACTTCACCTTACGTTTTGACTTTGACATCATCTTATCAAGATGTTTCTCAATCTTGCGTATTCTGTATTCTAGTTTTGTTGTGGATTTATGTTTGTGTTTCTTCACTGCCATCTCCAAAGAAGTTTTTGATTTCTGGATGTAGTTCCATTATCTGTTCATTGGTAAAACCTTCTTCAACCATTTCTCTCATATGCTTGATCATGTCTTGTGGTGAATTCATTGCGGAGTGTACAGTTTGTGTCTGTGTTGGTTGTGGTTTAATCATTGAGGCTAATTCTTCTTCGTCTTCAGCGAGTAATTCTTTTACCTTGGCGTCTATGACTGTTTTAACATCTGGCGTTGCAGTGGCAGAGTCTCTCTGTGTCGCCGCCGCCTTCTGTAATAGGTCCATGTCTAAATTTTTATCTCTAATATGGAATGCCATTGGATATTTTACTTCACCATCCCATTCTATGCCTTGCCACTTGGACCACATTCTCCAAATTTGTTCTTCACCTAGTTCTAAATTTTTGGCCTTCTCACAAAGTTTTGCGTCCAATAGTTGGTATTCTGAAATTTGTGCTATGCCGCTCATTTGTCTTGTTTCAATTGCTCTGATGGCTCCAAGGTGTGCCATTCTATCAATGCTTTGAATAGTTTGATCAATTGTTTTCAATATGGCATCTAGGTTTGATCCATTTGGTTGTAGTAGGTATGGTTTAGTTTCATTGTTGGTTGTGTCACCCAGTGTAATAACAGCACCTGCACCTGCTGATGCTTCTGTCTGTTGATCTTTTACAAGTGTTGGATGGTTCGTTAATCTTATTAGTTGTTCTGCTTCTGAGTACAAAGAGAACAAGAAGTTTTGTGCATCTGCGATGTCCGCGATATCACTTACACCAATGCCTCTGATAGGAGACTTGTTGGCATAGACCCAAACAGCAGGCACAACACCAATTGGATTAATTTTTTGTTCAACCACTTCAGTTTTGTTTGTTTTTTCACTGTAGGCTTCTAGTGTAATTGTATCTTTGGTCCAAGTCCTGATGTAGTAAGTTGAAGCCATTCTTTCTGTCCTAACATCTTCTTCTAGGAATTTAACATATTGTAATTCGTAATGTCCATTTGATAATCTTTTCCAATGCCAGTCTAAAACATTTTCAGGAGTGTAAATTTGTGTGTAAGGACGAATGCCCTGATCTAGTTCGTCTGCCCTAGTACCTACCACTGTGTCTGGTCTGTCAATCAGGACAACACAATGTCCATAGATTGTGCTCTTCAAATTGACATCTCTCATGAATGAGTCCCAACTTCTGCCTTCCATGTCGCAATCTTTTAGGAATGCCTCTAGTTCTGGCAGTCCATCTATGTTGCCGTACATTCTCTTAGGTTTTTGTCTAAACAGGAAACTGTTGTAGATGTGTGTGACCGCTTTGACATGATTGTCCAAAGGTGTCTGTCTTAGTCTTGCTAAAAATTCTGCTTCTGTTTCGTACACATAACGAGTTAGGTATCTGCCCATTTTGTAGTTTAGGCCACCCAGGTATGATCTCATCATGTATTTGTATCTTGGTAGGTAGTTTGAGTATTCTTCGTGCGTTGGAATGTTTCTGTAGAACTCTCCTGCTAGATCGTCTTGTCCATTTATAAGGTAATTGATGTCGTCCATTATCTAACTCCTACTGTAAATCTTTGTGGTGCTGTCCTAGTAAAATCTCTTGTCACTGGGTATAAAAATGAAATCATGTATGAAAGTGCATCGTTCATATGGTCAAATCCTTGTGTTTTGTCTGGCAGAGACGTTCCCTCTTTGTAGCATTGCTTTGCCAAACTATTTATTGTGTTCTTGCATCTTGGATGGAAGATGACTGCTCGTATGCCTGCCGCTGAACATAGTTTAGAATTCATAGAATTAATCCTATCTCTCACTGCCATGTGCCTGCTTGGTACCCTACAATTAAATCCGCCATTCTGCAGAATTGACAGATCTGTTTGTCCTCCAGCACTTGTTTTTCTCTGACGACAAGCAGGATCTGGATAGACTATGATTCTTTTGTTCTTGTATCTGTCGTGTATTTCCGCAACCATTTCTTGTGTGTTTGATCCCCATATCTGTATCTCATCAAAAACATAAACTACATTGTTTTTGATGTATGAAACTGTGGCACACAGAGGATCTATGTTGAAGTCCATTCCTATATGGTATGTCGTCACATCATCTGGTACACTGATATTCTTGACATTGTGCTCCATGCTGAAAGAGTGCATCACGATGCCAGAATAGACCTCCCACGTTGCCTCATATTCTTGCCTGAATGATCTAGCATCTAGATCTTTCTTTGCCTGTTCAATCTCAGTGTCATCAACAAAGCCTCCTTGGATTGTGGTGTACTGCCAACTGTTCCATTCCTGTTCTGTCTGATCCTGTCCACGCTGATATAGGTCAAAAAACCAATTCATACCTTTTGGCGTACCACAGAACAGAGCCTTGCCTTTTGTGTCTGACAGTGTGGCACGAAGAACTAGGGTCCATGATTCCTGTTCAATATCTCCACACTCATCCATCACAAGAAAGTCTATACCAACGCCTCTCAGGCTATCCTTGTTGTCAGAGCCGCGTAGGCAAATCCTGGATCCATTCTTTAGAAATATTGTAAGTTCTGCTTCGTTGACCCGTTTGATCCAACGCAGGTCTTGAAGTAATTGTTTGATCTGTACCCAGGCTATCTGCTTGGCCTGTCTGTAGGATGGTGCCACGTACCAGCACACCATGCCTGGTGTTCTAGCCACATAGCATAATTCTCTTATTGCCAGTGTTGTTTTACCAAATCTTCTACCAGTGACTAAAACTCTAAAACGGCTAGGGTCTTTGGCCACTGTCTCTTGTGGTGCAGACAGTTTCATTGTGTGTAATTATTCTTGCCAAGGTAACGGCTGTGTATTTTCTTGATCTGTTGGTGTATCTTTTTGGTCTAGGTATTGTTTGCCCATCCATATCAACATACGAGTATCACCATTGAGTGCCTTTTCCATTTGTGCTCTACGCAGACTTTTTTTTCCTTCTGATCTGCCTTTCTCAATGATACCTGAATATCTTTTTTCAAGTGTGCTGACAGAAGTACCAACCACACTTGCAATTTCTTTGTATGTGCAATGCAGTGTTGATAACTTGAAGATCAAGTCCCTGTCTAATTTGTAATGTTTTGGTGCGTCTGCCATTATGCTTGTTTGTCCTTGACGAATATTCTGAAACTTCTTGAGTCTGTGTCACCAGCAGAAGTAGTCACTTTGATTTTAATGTTGTAGTTGTTTCCGTCTGTGCCACCTGTCAATCTAACACTCACTACCGCACCTGCGATTGAAGTGTCTGTGCCAGCACTGGTTGGAAAAACAACAGGATCACTGTCACCTGTTGGTGATGTTATTGTGACTGTCGCTGTCGCCAAACCATCTCCTGCGTTTAGATAATCAGTGAAGTCCATGCCATACTTGATGTTGGCATCGCTGTCCTTTTCTATGAATAAACCTTTGTTGTCAGATTTAAAACCTGTTAAGTTTGCCATTATGCTTTACTCCTAATTCTTGGCGTGCTAAATCTTGCAGTAATTGGTTGTCGTTTCAACTTGACAATCCGTGTTTCTTGTGAAACTTCAACCTGGCTAGTTTCAGCACTGATAATATTTACTCTATTTTCTGTGTCAACTTCTAGTATTCTATTTTCTACAGGCATCACAATCGTTCTTGTCTCTGGAATAATTTTGACTATGTTGAAAGGATCTGCCTGTTCTAC